TGACCGAGCGCACGCCACTGCTGATCGCCGCGTCGAGCCGGTCGAGATCTGACTGCTGGTAGGCCATGCTACCTCCTGCGGCTCGTGAACGGATTTGCGCGTCGCGGCTTCATGCCCGCCCTCGCCGTGGTGGATTCTGATTCGGATTGGGCCTGTGCCTCGGCGGGCTTCACCGGCGCGTGCCGCTTCACGGCAACGGTGCCGAGCAGCTTACCCCACTGGCGCTGGGTCCATTCGTCGGCACCCAAGCTGACCGCCACAGCGCGGGCATAGATCGCGTTGTCGAGCGCCTCGTTGCGGGGCCGAGTTTGCTCCCATTCGACGCGCGAGCGGCCGTTCCTCAGGTTCTTCTGGACCAGCTGCTCGGCAACCAGCTGCTTGATCCACTCGTCCGTGGTGCCCTGGGGCAGGAAGACGTACCCCTCCGGGTAGGGTTCGCCGTCGACCGGCTTCTCCAACGACAGGTACCCGTACAGCTCCAGCTTCAGCATGGAGGTGCCGATGGTCCACAAGCGAACGCCACGCTTCAGCTTGCGGCCGTTGATCGTCAGGTCCTGCCACGTCGGCCCGGCGATCGCCTGTCCGATGCCAACCGCATGCCGGCCCTTCACCGCCATGGCGAAGGCCGGATGCCGGCGTGCCCACGCGTAGACGTGCATGGTGTTCGCGCCATCGCCAGAATCGATCGCGACCCGTGCGAGCCTTAGCGAGCGACCGTCCTGCGTCCGCCAGCTTCGGCCAACCGCCTCGTCCAACTTCGTCCAGGTCCCGTGATCGGCGATCGAGCCGTCGATCTCGATATGCTCGACCAGTGCGCGTTGCTTCTTTGGTCCAAACGCCCAGATGTCCAGCTCAAGCCGACCACCGCCGCCCCGCTGCACGTCGACCGATCCGATCAACAAGCCGGCCCAGACCGGAGGCGTCCCGATCGCCATGGCTGTCTCCCGGCGATCGTAGAGGCGCTGCCATTCGGGAGCCTCTCCCCGCTCGGCCCATGCCTCCCCCAGTGTCTGGTTGACGAAGGTCCGGAGCAGGTTCGGGTCCTTGCGGACCTCCATGAACTCGCGGGCAATCTCCAGCCAGGCGGCACCCGGATGCTGGCTGTAAGCCGCCCAGATGTGGAAAGACCGGTGCCGCGGGAATGCACCGGGGTTGTGCGCCCGCCACTCGCCAGCTTCATCCATCGCCGCCTTGTCGGCTTCGTCGATGTCGCAGCCGTTTACGCAGCGATACCAAGCGCGGGTTGGGTTCTCCTTCGGTTCCCACCGGATGCCAGCGCCCGTGCCATCACCGAACACCAGCTGCTGCATCTCGCCGCAGTGAGGGCAAGGAACGTAGCGGTATTCCCGGCTGCCCTGCTCGAAGAGCAGGTCGATCCGGCTGAGGCCTTTGACCTTCGGTGTTGAGCCAGCGGCACTGAAGCGGCGCGGCGAAGTCAGGTTGCGCTTATAGGCTAGGCGGGCGGGGTCGCCCTCTTCCTTCGAAGCCCAGGGGTAGCCGTCGCATTCCTCCAGGAACACGTCGTCGGCGGTAACGCGCCTGAACTCCTTCGGGCTGTTTGCGCCTTTGATCTGGATCCAGCCGCCCTTGTAGCGCTTCGCCCGGATCTGGTTGTCCGCATGCCGCGGCTTGAAGGTCGCGACCTCTCGGACGACGTCCCACTGCAGGACCGGTTCAAGATCGTCGCGGCTGTACTTCTCCGCGTCGTCGATCGTCGGCTGATAGATCAACGATCGCGCCGGATCGTACCGGATCCGGTAGGCCATGAACGACTGCAGGATCGTCGAATAGCCGATGCGGCTGCTCTTGCGGCAGCTCAGCTGCGCCGTCTCCGGATCCGTGAACGCGTCCGCCATCTCCAGCTGGAAAGGAAACGGCGTGATACTGGCGCCTGTGTCGTCGCAGGCGTGCTCCAGCATAAACTCGGATAGCTTGGGCTTGGGCCGGGGCGCGAACATCGCCAGCCATTCGCGAACAGCCGACAGCACGGCATCGTCGCCGCGGATTTGCAGTGCCTCGGGCTCAGTCTGCTTCGGCGGCCTCTTCGGCATCTAGGCCTCCGCCTCTGGCCTTCTCGACCTTGGCGACGCTCAACTCCTTGAGGGCGTCGTTGACCGCCTTCTCGATGCGCGCCCTGAGTTTGTGATCGCCCTTGGCGACGATCATGCCGACCTGGCTCAGGCGGGAGACCGCCATGGCGATGACGCTGATCACGGCGCCGGACATGTCTGGCAGCGAAGCCAGTTCGCCGCGGCGCTCCGCGTTATCCATCGCCTTCGAATCTGCCTGTTCTTTTTTGAGCCGGGCGCTTTCGGCGTCGAGGTCGAGGGCGTCCTGCGCGCCGTCGATGCCGTACTTCGCCTGAGCCCAGGCTTCGATGTTCTCGATCAGGGAGGCGCCATCCTCGGGCAGGTCGCCCTTGGAGCGCAACTCGCCGATCCAGCGGCTGGAAACGCCGAAGACGGCGGCGAGCTGCGGCCGGCTCGGCTCTTCAAGGTCAATTTCCACTTACTTCCCTCCCAGAGGGGTCATACTTCCCTGCTAAAACGTTGGAAAACGGCGGAAAACTGCCGTTTCAAGGACCTAGAGGGAGGAAGAAGTAAGGCGATTTCCCGTGGCTAGACGGAAGCTGCGCCTTTGCCCCCCGTATTACCCTGGAGCGCCGGAAGGACCCAAAGGGGGGGCGTTACCTCAGTGGGCCACCCTCCTAAGCGATGCTAGCGCGTGACGGCCGCCAGGAGCGCCGCGCATAGCAGCGAGAGCAGCGCAGCCGCGAAGGCTGCGCGCACCCAGTTAGCGCCCACCCTAAGCCGCTTGTCGTTCCAGCGAAGCATGTCGTCATAGTATTCCGCACGAGCTGCGTTGCAGTCGCCCATGCAGGAGTTGTCGCCTGCCAGATCCGTTAGCCAGTTGCACGGCTCGCCGCCGGGTGCCTCCCATGCGACCGGCAGCGCGCTCCAGACTGCAAGTCCTGCCGCGAGGGCAAAGCCGCCGAGGAGGACCATGAGCGGCACCATAGTCGCGCTATCGCTGGTGGAGGTGACGGCAAGGATAGCTGCGTCCGCGGCAATCAGGAAAGACGCTAAGGTCATGGCACGTTGATCGGCGGCGACCCCCAACGTAAGCTGCGCTGCTAGCCGCGCCTCGGCGAGTCGGATGATCTCGGCTAGCTTCTCGGGCGACGCGGCGGTGTAGGGGGAGATTAACATTGCAGCCCACCTTTCACGCCGTTCCTGAGCGCCCGAAGACTACCACGAAGATCGACGAGACCAAGAGCACGCCTCGCATCGAGAAAAAGGATGGCGTTGTGAACCACGAGCGGAAGGATCGTCAGCCCCCGAAAGACAAAGACAAAAAGCACTAAGTCCCGTCCCAGAGCCGCTCCTCCGGCAGCCCAGTCATGTCACCAAGCTGCCTGTCCGCCCCGATGCCACAGCGGCGAGTGAATCATCCGCGCCGGTCCGCGCACCACAGCGCGCACGGCGGCGGCGATACGCTCGCACTCGGCGATCAGCATGTCAGCGCGGGCGGTCGTGCGCGAGGGCTGCTCCATGGCGTCCGCCAGCGTCTCGATATCAGCGGCAAGGTGACGCAGGCGATCGGAGGGACTGAGCACCATGCTCGCCATCGCCACCTCCAGAAACAAAAAGCCCGCCGAGAGGGCGGGCTGTGCGCGCCAGACATAGCTGTCGCAGGGATTTTCTGGCACGTTTCGTGGCCGAATGCAACAGTTCTCAACCGCTCTCGCAGGCGTTGAACTTCACCCTGGGGCCAAAGGGCGCATGGAGGAGATGCGCCGCGGCAGAGAACTGCTGGCAATGCAGACAGGCAGCTTCCGGGAGACGGGTGTGATAGCAGGCAGCAACCCGTTGAGTAGGTGCCCCTCACGCTATGCTCGCGATGCCGGGACGTGGGTCGATCAGGCCTCTTCGGTGATCCGAGGAGACGGTCCTTCGAGTAGCATGTGGGCGTCGTCGAAGTCCCCGGTCGCGACTAGCTGATCCCAGTCGTGGATGGTGACCCTGCCAGCTTGCGCTGTGATGAGCGACCGGCCCCTTAGCTCCTGCAGGGTCCGGTTGACATGAACGCTCGTGAGACCGGTAGCGTCACCAAGATCGCTTTGGGTGATCGGGAGTGGGAACGCGCGCCTGTCACCTTGCCCTGCTCGCTCGCACCTAATGGCCATCTCGCAGAACAGATGAGCAAGACGAGCGAGCGCATTTCGGCGGCCGACATTCACGACCCATTCCGAGAAGATAGATCCATCCGCGACACAGTCGCGCCAGAATGCTTCGGCAATGCCCGGGTAGCGTGCAGCCAAACGACGAAGGTCAACATGCGCCAGGCGCAGGATCGTCGTGCCAGAAAGGGCGGACAGGCCCCACCCGGACTTGGGGCTCACCACCGATGGCAAGTCGGCCACGTCGCCCGGAATGTGAAGGCAGGTGATCTGTCGAGCGCCGTCACTATTCTGACCGAAGCGGCCGACCAGGCCAGCAACGACGAGACAGGAGTGATCAACCTCCTCACGCTGCCGGACAAAGTCAACGTGTGCCGGGACCACCTTCACCTGCCCCTTCAGGGCAAGGAGAGCGTCCTTCTCTTCTTCAATCAGGATTGAGCGAGAAGCGAGACGATTTACGAAGAGCTGAAGTGCAGAATCGTGCGAGGGAACCATGGCATGTACTCCGGCCAAAAGGCGGGAGCACACAAGTCTCGCAGCCACCAGCGCCCGAGAAGCCTTTGCCGGTGATGAAGTACGTCTACCACGCTTCAGGCTCCCCACCTAATACAGGGAGAGCTGTGCCACTTTCGAGGGATGGCAGAGCCGAACCGACGACAGCTTCCGGGTACCCGCCGGCGCGAGCTAGTTGGCTGATTATGGCCATTCCCGCCGCTCCCTCTAAGGATCCGCTTGCCTGACGCGGGCCGCTGAGAGTGGCGACTAGCTGCCGTTTAGCGGCGACGCTTCTCTAGATAGAGATAAGCAGGATCAAATTCTGCTACGCTTGCCAGCTCGTTCCTGTTCAAGATGCTGACACTCCCCCCCTTCCATTCCAAGAGCTTCCGCTGGCGCAACTCCTGGAGGATGCGGTTAAAATGGATTGAAGTGATCCCGAGGCAGTCTGCCGCCTCGGCTTGGGTTAGCGGCAGATCGTAGTGCGCACCTTCAGCCAGGCCAACGATCCCCAGACGCACATCCAACTCGCAAAAAAGGTGGGCCACGCGCGATAATGCGCTTCGGCGACCAAGCGAGACCGCCCATTCTCGATGAATGGCGGCATCTAAGTTGGTCCCAAACCAATACACGCGCGTCAGGTGCGGATACCGCTCGGTGATATCGGTCAGATGCGCATGCGGCAGCACTGCAAGCTTGCACGGCGTGAGCGCCATAACAAAGTGGTCGAGGCGCTTCAGCGTGAAGCTGTGAAGATCCAGGAAGTCGCCGGGAACGTGAAGCTCGGTTATCTGGCGCTGCCCGTCCCGCATGTCTTTGTAGCGGCAGGCGATCCCGTCGAGGAGGAGAGTGGAGTGAGAGAGTTCTTCCCCCGGCTGGATGATCGTGAAGTCCGCAGGAACCGGCCCTCTGCTCAAAACAGACGACCGGATCGCAGCCTCTTCCTCCGCGGATATCTCGTCTCGCGCGCGCAGCTTCATCAGGTGCCGCTCAATCAAGCTGCGTCTCCACTCAGGCGGAGCTCGAATGCCTCGCGGTAAAACAAGACCTGCAACACCCTTCCATTCGCATCGGCAATTTCGACACGCCCTTGTAGGTTCAGGATGCCCCGTTGCGCTTCATCAGCGACAATCGAGCGGACACTCTGAACCGCTTGATCCTGAGCGGCTTCGAGAGTGGCAAGCTCGACCCCCTCCTCGTCGCACACGGCGCCAATGCTGTTATACAGATGGAGATAGAACCGGGGCATTATCGCGTAAACGCGGCTCAACCGGTTGAGTTCAGCGGATGAAGTCGCAAATTTCCGCTAATAAACGTTTCCTGCCGGGGGCCGCTTCTAGCGTCGGCTACAAACCTCGGATACCGGCAGAGCCGCGACCTAAGGGCGCGGCTCTGCTCTGTCACAAGATGGCGGCAACGCGTCCATCGCTGTCCGTCGTTGTGTCAGCTCATCGGGACAGAGGCTGTCGCTACCAACGGCGTCGGCGCAGCCGTTGCACTCATGACGACCGGCAGGTCCTCGCCGGTGAAGCGGCGAGCCATCCGAGCCAGCGATGAACCCCACCTTCCGGGAGCCGGCCAGGTGGTTTTTCGTCACTGTGACGACGTCCGGGCAGGACACTGTAGCAACGGGCCCAAGGCGGCGGCATTGAGCACCGCGAGCCGTTCTTGTCCTAGTACGGTCGGGTGCAAGCCGTCGCCGTAGTAGGCTGAGGTGGCCGGGTTCGTCCCGTCGCCGATCACCGGGTCCGACGCTATGTCGTTGACCGCATCCGCACCGGCCGCATTGGCGCGAACCAGTTTGTTGTACTCAAGGCGTTGCTGCTCCATCGCCGGCGTCCACTTGGAATCCTGACGAGGAAGGAGCGTGTCGACAACAACATAGAACCCGATCGAGTGCGCAGATTCGACGAAGGTCTTCAGCACGGCATAGAGGTAGCCGCCGGTTGCGAGTGTGCCGGGTCCGAGGTCATTCGTGCCTTGCTGGAGCAACAGTATCGAGGGCTTTTGAGCGTCGAAGAACGGGAAAAGGTCAGTCTCCCTACGCCCAAGCGCGGTCTGCAAGCCCTGCCCGTTCGTACTCACGTTGTGGACAGTCACGCCAGCCGGAAAGCCAAGGTGGTCGATTGCGGCCCAATTGGCTCCCATTCCTGTGCCGATGCTGTCACCTGACTGCACTATGACCCCTGTCGTGATCGCGGCTGTACAATTCAGCTGCGGAGTAGGGGTCGGGCTAGGGCTGGGTGTTGGCGTGGGCGCAGGAGCTGGCGCCGGGCTCGGTGCAGGCGGGACCACCACGACGGTGCCCGGTGCATCCGTACCTGAAGAGCCGCTCCCGCAGCTGGCCAAAAGAAGAATGGCACTCAGCGCGCTACTTTTCAGGAAGAGGCTATTCCGGGCGTAACGAAGCAACTTCTTCTCCCTAGTGGACGTGGCCATATGTGCAGCCGGCGAGCCGCAGGACCTCGGGGCCTAAGAGGCCTACGTTACATCTTTGCTGCACTGCAACGTGACCCATGGGGATACACGGCAGCTGGAGGGCTTTCCCCGCCGGTCCGTTCCGCCCTCAGGAATCGCGGCCCCAATGTGCGATCATCGCCGGATCGCGAAGGCAGTCGTTTGCAGGCACCGAAATGGTGGTGACCGGCCGAACGGCTTCCGGATGCATGAGGGGGATAGCTGCCGTCAGGCAGGCGTGGTGGCGGCTGAGAGCTTCATCCGGTTCGCTGTTTCCCGCTCACCCATGACGACATGATCGACGCCGACGCGCTCCAAATGGCCGACTTCGTCGCCGGAGTGGGCGACGTGCAATCACCGGCACTTCCGATCCATCGTCGCCGCCGCGCGATGGTGAAACCGGAATGCGCGGAGGTGAGTTCGATATCGAGGAAGGCGCCGCTGTGGCCCCCGACGAGGCGGGTTGCCTGACGTCAGTGACCTGGCAGCGACAGGGCCATCATAATGGACTGACACTCACCTCAGAGCTTCGATTTCGAGATCCGGTTGCGTTGAACCCGTTTCCATATCTCTGGACGGCTGCTCTCAACCCCAGCACGCGCGTATGCGGTTAGTAGAGATCCCAACTTTTTGACGAAGACGCTTATCGACGGTGATTGGACGTCCTGCCTTATGATGTCAGCAGTCACGTAGCCGTGCATCGCATGAAGCCGACGGATGCATGCGATCAGGTCTTCCTCACTGTATCCGATCGCCGGCACGGGCGTCGTTCGAGGCCCTTTCTGTTCCCGTGGTTCCCCATTCCCCCGTGTCTTCGAGCGCTCCTGCCCAAGGCGCATGAGGCTCGACATCTCGTATGGAATGCCGGCGAGGCGATATGCCTCTGTCAATTTGCCAAAATGGAATCTGAAGGTGCTAACGCATGGGAGCGCAGGATCGGCGTTGATCAAGCGCTGGGTGACGTAGCCGCGCTGCTCATGCAGTTCGCGAAGGCGGCTCAGTAATTCATCCCTGTGAAGACGTGCATTCTGGGTTTTGGAGTGCCAGTACTCCTGGGGGGAGTAACCGACCTGCTCATAGACAGTATGAATTGACCCAAACTGCTCAACGAGGGTTCCAGAGGTAGGAGTGTACGGGCACCTGTCGATTAGTTCGCACGTAAGATAACCCTTTACGCGAAGCAGACGCGATACCGCCGACAGATTCTCGCTGGCCGGAACATTGTGCCGTCGAATTCGTAAGCGTTTCGCAGCGCTGTCAAATTGGGCTCGGCCGATTATCGGGTCAACCACCTTGGTCTTTATAAGAGCTTCAGGAGGGTTCTTGCGGGACTTGCTTTTCAACCGTTGCGTGGTGCGATTGAACGTGTAGATCCCGAGCGCGAGCTCATCCGAAAGAACTCTTCTGACCATCGAATCGCTCCAGGCCGGTCTGTCGCCAGCTGGAATTCCTGTATCATTAAGATGCTTGGCGATGCTTCGAAGGGTTTTTTGGTCGCGAGTATACCAAGCGAAGATGTCACGAATTATCTTGACCTCCTCGTCGGAACCGACGGCGTAGACGACCCGGTGATCATTTAGAGCCTTAGTTTGACCACGTGAGAGCTTTTGGATCGGCTGGCCGTTTTCATCGACTAGAATGCGGTCGAAACCAAAACGCCTCGGGCCTCCCTGCTTATGGCCAATTTTCGCTTGAAGAAGGATAGCCTGGGAGATCTTTTCTGAAAGCTCTCTGCTGAACTCCGCAGCCTGCAAACGTTTAATCTGCTTCAGCAGCGCCATAATGGGCGTGCCATCATTGTCGAAGGGCTCCGAGCAGTAGATCACTGGGGCGCCAGCTTCGAAGCAAATGAACTCGTAGTGGCTGCCCTGATCTAGGTTCTGAAAGCGGCCCCATCGGCTTACATCCATGACTAGAACGCGATCAAATCCCCTCGATGGTCGAACAACGTCCGAAAGCAATGATTGAAGGCCCGGCCTCTCGCGTAGAGTGAGCCCGCTCTCCCCGGGATCTGTGTAAGTCCGGACAATCGCTAATCCATGTTGCGCCGCATATGAGGATATGGCCCTCGCTTGGTTTCTGATTGAGTATCGTTGATGGTCGGTCGACATGCGAAGATACTGTGCCGCAGGGATCAAGGCACAGTCCTGAAAGCTAGACATGGCTGCCTCTCCTTCCTCAGAAGGGGCAAGATACCATAGAAGCACAACCCGAGACAGCGTGAGAGCCGCAACCTTCCTGGTGCGGCTCTACTTGGTAACGACACACCGAAGCGCCTCGACCGGTTGCTGCCGGCGTGTCAGTGCGTCGGCGTAGAAGCGGTCGCCACCAGCGGCACCGGCGCAGCCGCTGCCGCCATAACAACCGGCACGTCCTCGCCGATGAAGCCGGCCACCGCAGCACCCATCGGTATCTGCGCGCTTGTGCCCGTCATCAGGAAGCCCGCGACTGGAACGAGGACGATCGCACCAACCACACCCGCCGTCCCGGTTACGCCCTTGTCGTCGAACGTGCCTGTCATGCGGATCTGCCGACCGTTGACCGTGACGTAGAGCATCTGTGCCGTCAGGTGGCCGGACTTGCCCCACATGCCCTTGTTGCGAACTTCGGTGATCTCGCCGACGGCGGTAGCGCCTGCCGGAATGACGACCTGGCCGTCCACCAACACGGCCTCAGCAACCTCCATGTTGAAGTGCTGACCGACCCGCAGCTTCTTCCCCTTGGTGGTCAGCTCTTCGCTGGTCTTCAGCGCCACCTTCGTGCCGGTCCGCAGAACGGCATCGCTCGAAGCACCTAACACGAGCGGCGTGCTCGCCTGCGGCGCCGGAACTGCCTGTGCAAATGCGCCAGACGCGCAAAGAAGTAGCGCGCCAGCAAGCGCGCACGAACCCCTGTTCATTCAATAAGCCCCCGTAGAATCGAGCGCACCCCCGTGCGCTGATGCGACAGGAGACACGACAACTACGCACTCAAGTCAAGGCGTACGGTTAGTTGTGGTGTTCGTGCCCTGGATAAGTCGCCCTAGTCATCAATTTGCAACAATGCGCTGAGCCATACAACCGCGGCCGAATACATAATCGCGAAACTTCAGAGGGCCGGCCACCCTCACGTCTTCGTATTGCGCCGCCCTGGCGACGAGGGAAAATTCAGTTACGAATGCAACATGTTGGCTCTGCCACCGTTCAGAACGCGGCGCCGGATTGTTGCGTCGCAGCAGGAAAGCGACGCATGCGCCAAAAACCGAGCTCGCTGGCGAAGCTGATCTGCGTCCTGATCATCGCCGCGGCGATCATGACAGTTTGGGCGATCGCGCGGTCCTTTGATGCGCAACCCACAACGACGCCCGCTGCCAGCCAGTCCCTTCCGGAACAGGCGGCACATGGAAGCCAGACGAGATGATGCGGGTTCCTCCGCGCATCAGCCAGCAGCCTGGGCCGCTGCTTGGATGTCCTCCTCACTGTACACGCGGTACGCCCGTCCGACGCAATCCGGCCAGGCGTTGATCGCGTCCAGGAGGAACCGCTTCGCCTTCCGGTTGTGGACCCCGTACCGCTTGGCAGCGACCGTATAGCCGATCGGGTCGCCAACGATCATGTCCAGCACCATCTGCCGCGGTTGCGGCAGGTCCTCCCGCCAGTAGCCATACGCCAGGTGCAGCCGCACGCGCCGCACGCTCTCCCCAACTAGCCCGCCGCACTGACGCGACGTGTCCACCCGCGCCTCGAAGCTCGCCACCTTCAGCGCAACGTCAGCCTCCAGGCTGCGGTAGACGTTGGCGATCTGGGCCGCCCACTCCAGCTGCTCTTTGTCGATCGTGCCATTGCGCTCGAGCTGGATCAGCGCGTCGGCATGGGTGCGCTCCGCATGGTGGTGGGTCTCAGGAGTGCCGGTCTGCTTGTGCGACCAGGCCTCCTTAAGCTTCATCGCTTCTTCCAGTCCGGGCTCAAGCTCCGCACCAGCCGCGAGCTGACGCTTGCGTTCCAGCTTCCACTCGGCGCGAGGCATGCCGGCTGGCTTCACCGGGACAGGCTTCGGTCGCGGCTTCCCCAGCACCAGGTGATCGACCCGCTGGCGCTCACGCTTCCGTGCAGCCGCCAGGCGCGCCATCCGCAGGTTGAACGCCGTGACGCTGGAAGGATCGGCAGCATAGCGCTCGGCCAGCTCCTGGCGCGCTCGGGCGATGCGCTCCGCGCGGGTCTCGTTGATCTCACTCATGCAGCCACCCCCACAGCGGCGCTGAACTCGCCGCTCCAATCGTCTTCCAAGGTCACCGGCCGTCCGTCGGCAGCCCACCCAAGGAACGATGCCCAGGCAGGCGCGTAGTGCCGGTCCCTGCCCGGCATCCGGGCGCAAGAGGACGACAGATGAAGATCACCAGAATCATTGCCGCGGCCGGTCTCATGGTCGCTGCGCTCGGTGCCGGCACGAGCGCAGAGGCACAGCGCCACAACGGTGACCGCGACAATGGCCGCTACGAGCAGCGCGACGATCGCGGGCACCACTACGGCCGCAACGATCGCCGTCGTCACCACGCCCAGAACGACCGCCGTCGCCACCAGGCCCGTAACCACCACCAGCGCTGCCGCACCGTGTGGCGTGATCACCGTCGCGTGCAGGTCTGCCGCTAAGCTTAACCCGGCGGGGCGGTGATGATGGTCGCCCTGCCCTACCTTCCTGGGGATCATCATCGCCCCTCCCCAGCAGCGACCCGCGGTGGTCCCGCCATGTCCATCCGCCGGTATCGTTCGGCAGTCGCCCGGCTGATCGCGAGAGCCTCATCCGCGTCGGCAGCCTGCGTGTGGCGTCGTCCCTCGATCCATGAGACCGGGTCGCTCTTCCCGGCAGCGCTGGCGATCGCCTCCCGGGTCCACGGGTCGCCCCGTTCCTTCCTCCATTTCGCGATGCAGGCTCGGGCGTTGCGATCTCGCATGCCGGTCCCGACCAGCAGCGCCACCCCGGCGTCGAACAGCGCCTTGGCTGGATCGACCGGCCGAGTTTTCGGCACATCTTCGGGAACACCCGGAGGCGGCGCGGAAGCGCCCGTAGCGTTAGCTACGGAATAACTACTGTCCCGTCTCGTCACGTCAGCGGGGACATCCGCGTCGCGTCCCTGTTCTGTCCGCGTCATGTCCCGCGGGACGTCCCCGTCTTGTCCCCCGCTCTGTCCCTTCTTTTTCTCGCGCCACTGCGCCTTCCGTTCGCGTTCCTTGACGCGCTTGTCCCACGCCACGAGCGCCTGCTGGGCAAGGGTTGGATGGTACAGGCGCCCATCACTGCACTTCACGAAGCCGTGCAGCGCGCGCTCCCTGAGCTTCTTCCAGGTCTTCGTGTCGCGACCGAGATCCGCCAAGCGGCACAGCGCCACATCGTCGTCCGGCAGGGATGCAGCCGGACACTGCGTCCACGCCGCCCACCAGAGCGTCAGCCCTGCGCGCCATTCGCTATCGTTCGCCATCGCGTCGAACTCGCTACCGAACAGGCGCTGTCCGAGCAGCGGCATGTATTCGAGCCCGCGCAGATCGCAGTCGGGCGGCGTCATCGGTTCGGGAATGCTCACCGGCCTGCTCCATTCTGATAGAAGTCGCTGCCGCGGACAGCGGCGTTCGCGCCGAAGAACCAGCCCATGGCCTTGCCAGTCGGGCCGCTCCTGCGCTTGGCGACGATGAATTCGATCTTGTTGCGCACCGCTTCCATGTCGGTGCGCCAAGCCTCGTACTTGGGGCCGAACTGGTCCTCAGGCTCTGCGCGGCGGAGATATTCCTCTTCCCTGTAGACGAAGAGGATCACGTCCGCGTCCTGTTCGATCTGGCCGCTGTCGCGCAGATCCGAGGGCATCGGCCGCTTGTCTGGCCGGCGCTCGAGCTCGCGGCTCAGCTGCGCGACCGCCATCACGGTCAGATCCTCAGCCTTCGCGAACGCCTTCAGCCCGGTGCTGACCTCCGAGGCATGCTCGTAGGGCGACATGCCCTTGCGGCTGTGCTCCATCAGCTGGAGGTAATCGACGACGACAAGCTCCAGACGCTGCCCCTTGGCAGCAAGCCGGCGCTTATGGGTACGCGCTTGGCGCACGAGCTTCGCAAGGGTCAGCCCGCCCGTCTCGTTGATCTCCAGGGGCATGGCATCCAGCCGCTTCTTCGCGGCGAGTACCGCTGGCAGGTCGGCTTGTGTCACGGTCCCATCGCGGACGGCCTCATAGGGCACGCTCGCATCCACCGAGCAGCACATGTCCGCCAGCATCCGGCGTGTCAGCTCGTCCGCGCTCATCTCCAGCGAGAAGATGAGGACGCCATGCCCACGCATGGCTGCGCCGATTGAATAGGAGGTGACGGCCGACGTCTTGCCCATGCCCGGACGCCCACCGACGACCACCATGTTCGTCGGCCGCAGCACGCCCATCTTGTCATCGAGAGAGCCAATGATGCCGCAGCGCACCCCCACGATCGGCTTGCCGAAGCTGTCGATCACAGCCTGGGCGTAGCTGCCGACCGTGTCCTGCTGGGTGACCACCTGGTCCGCCATCTCCGCCACGGCTTCGTCCGCCTGCGCGAGCAGCTCCTCGCGCGTGACATCGAGGTTCCGCGCGGAGACGACCACATCCTGCAGGCCAGCCGTCATGCGCCGCCGCTGCGACAGCATCCTGATCTGGTCGAAATAGCCCTTCGTCCGCGCTAGCGGCCCGGAGTTCATCGCAGCCGCGGCCAACACGGCACGGGCGCGCGGCCACTCGTCCTCGGTCGCGAAGAACGGCGCCAGCGTGATCGCGTCGATCGCCGCGCCGGCGGCCGACATCTCCAGCATGCGGGCGTAGATCTGCCCGTAGAGCGGGACGGAGAAGTCGCTCGCGCGGAGACCGCCGTCGGCTGTGAGATCGATGCGCCTGGGATCGTCGATCAGGTCCCCCAACAGGCTAATCTCGGCTTCAGCGTTGTGCAGCGGGCTCACCGTGTCGGCGACCGCGATCTGCTGGTCAAAGGCGCCAGTCATGCGCGGATCCCCCGCAGCTGATCGTTCCAGTCCTTGAAGCCCTCGGCTGGCCAGATCGTCCGGACCGCGAACCCGCGCTGAGTGATGCCCGGGATCGCCTTCGCGACAGCCGCACGGCCCGCGGCGTCATTCTACCCGGCGATGCACACCGATCGCGTCCCGAGGGGATACTCGATGAACGGCATCATTGCCGTGCCGAGCGCCACCCACACCTCGCGGTCAGGCATCTCCTGCGCGAGGCTGAGCCCATCCTCCGGGCCTTCGGTCACGATGATCTCGGCCGGTGCAGGCCCCTGCCCGTTGCTCAGCTTGAGCGCGCCGCCCCTGATCCGTCCGAGGCTACGCTTAGGCTTCTGCATGGCGGCTTTCGCCGTCCCGCCTTTGGCGAGGAAGATGCGCTGCAGCCCAATGATCCCGGTTGGGTCCGTCACCGCCCCCACCAGCGCCGGCAGGTCGGGTCCGCAGGTCCCGTCCTCTTCATCGTACCAAGCGGGCGTCATCGCGAAGCGGATCGACGGCGGCAGCGGCATCGTGATGCCCCGCGAGCGCGCGTAAACCTCAGCAGGCGTCCCCGCCGCTGGCACTGCCGACGCCCAGACGTCCCCCGCCCGGCCGATCGCCCGCTGCCGGTCCCGCTCGTCTTCCTCGGCGGCCTGGACGCGTGCAGCCGGATCAACAGCCGGCAGACCAGCCGCGCCAAGCCAGCGCATCGCCTCCATGAAGCCGAGACCCTCGGTTTCACGCACGAGCTTCACGATGTCGCCGGACGCACCGCAGCCGAAGCAGTGGTAGATGCCCTTGGCGTCATTGAGCCGCATCGAGGGCGTGCGTTCCTTGTGGAAGAGGCACAGCGCGACCAGCTCGCGATCGGCGCGGACGACCTTCGTCCGCCGACGCACGATGTCGCTGATGTTGTGCCGCTCCTTCGCCTCGTCGACCAGGCGTCGCAACTCCGCATCGTCGATGCGCCCCCTGCCCTGCCCGGCGCTCATGTCGTGCGCCTCGCGTGCTCGGCCGCGATCATGTCGAGCCACATGCCGGTGATCCGGTGGACGCGGCGGATCAGCACCTCCTGCGGCTCGATTTCCGTGACGGTGGTTTCACCGTCGAGCTCGGCAGCGATGATCGCCGGCAGCAGCTGCGACAGGGTGAGCGAGGCATGCGCCTCGTCACCGGTGCACACGGCGCCCGCGTCGGCCCAGCGGCCACCAACCAGCGCCAGGAGGGGATCGGCAAACCTTCCCTTCCACTCACGACACCCGCGCAGGAACGTCGGCAGGTCCATAGGTGACGTGCCGGCGCCGTAAACCGCGCCGCGGTCCTCGGACTTGCCGAGCACCTCGCCAATGTCCTTCCAGGTAGCAGCGTCGTCGTTCTTGATGTCAGTCAGCACGGAGCCCTGCACCTCGACCGCGCGAGACGCGGAAAACGTGCGGCGGGGCGCGTGGAAATGCGGCGCGTTCATGCCGTAGCTCCGAATGCATGGTGAAGGATCGAAAAGCCCGCCGGCGAAACCAGGTCACGGCGCTCGCGATCGGCAACATGATTGCCGCGCTCGTCGACACGATGATGCGGGAGGATGTGGGCAACGACGTCGCCCACTACTTCCTTGATCGCCTGCAGGATCTGAACTCGATGACGCTGCACGGGCCGGCGCTCTACATCCTCGACGACATCGTTGACGTGGTCCGGTGCACGGTGCCGGTGAATGACTGAGGCGTCCTTAAGCGCGGGAGCGGTTCGGAGTGCGCCGCTTGACAGTGCGCACCCCTCCGCCATCCTCACGCTTCCACATACCGACGAAGCAGGAAGCTCATGGACGACAAGCAAATCGAGCATATCGCCGGCGTCATCACGGCTCAGGACTTCGTCCTGCAAAGTCTGTACGCGATCCTCCTCTCGACCGACGAGGATCCGGTTGCGGCCGCCCGTAATACCGGAGCGGAGTCTATCCGACAGTTCACTCAGCTTCCGACCACGAACGTCGATCCAGTCGATGAGGAGGCGCAAGCGCGAGTGCTCAAGCATGGCGAGCAGTACCTCCGACGCTATTGGAAGAACGTTGAGCGGCGCCTTCAGAAGGTCGCGGGTCAGTAGCGGGAGGGCCGGCGGCGGATACCGAACGCAGCCTGGTGGCAGTCGGCCCAAGTCGATTGGCTTCCGGGGAGGCGCACAGGTGGTCGCCGCAGCGTGGGGACGGGCTTGTCTCAGTGCTCTCGGCCCGCAGGCCCGCAAGTACGAGGGCAACGGCCACGTCATGTGGGCTGGCGATCGTTCGCTAGATCGAAGAAGTCGTTTGGGGTGACTGAACCCGAAGTCGCCTCGAAGATCGCCGCCATCAGCGCATCGTTGGGGCGCTGCAGGCCTTTGGCATGGCGTTCGACTGTGCGTGCATGCCGGGTACCGATTCGACGTGCGAACTCGGAATAGCTAAGCGAGTGATCGCGCAGGTAGTCGGCTAACCTCATTCGTGAGAGTTAGCCGTTTCAGCTAAATTGGGCAAGAGTGATGATCAGCGACGATGACTTGGCAGCCGCGTACGCTGAGGTAGGCCGAGATGCCGAGCCCGGTGTTTTTGCCCGAGCGATCAGACGGAAGCTGGGCCTTTCGCTGCAGGAGGTCGCCAGTCGAGTAGGCGGAGGGACGCACTTCACGACCATCTCGAAGCTAGAAAAGGGCACGATGCATTTGACGTACGACTGGGCGAGAGCCCTTGCTGCGGTCTACGGAATCTCGGCCAGCGTTCTTCATATGCCTTATGAGGCAATGAATACGGTTAAGCGGATTCCCGTGTACGTCAGCATTCACGATGCTGTGCATCGCGAGGCGGCCGCGGCCGATCGGTATGCCGGCTTCCTGACTTCATCGGAGTCCCTGTTTGGCTTCACCGTCTTCGGCTTTGCAGATGTTGTTTCCGACTGGGCGATGTACACAGCAGTAGTAGACCCACACCGCCGCGATTTGTCGGATGGCTCGATTTACCTGTTTCAAATCGGAGGCTCGGACGAAGGTTTAGTGGGTATTTACAGGACTGGCAGCCTCTATCCGGCTATCGTGCCGTGGCCTAGAACCGGTGACATGGTGATCATCACGGAGGAGGTTCACGCCCTCGTTCTGGGCGAAGTGATCGAGCTGCAGCGAACGCTCGCAAGCCGAAACCGCTAATATCCTTGCGTGTATTAGCCGATTCGGCTAAATCCACTCCCACCACCTGATCGCCTGCGGGCCGAAGACGGTGATGCAGGCTAGATAGCGCGCTCGCCCCGGCAGCCTCCGCCCATCTCCTGCGACCCTCGTGGGAGACGGCACATGGCAACTCAGTTCAAGCACATCGACTTCCCGGCCGCGCAGACATCTTCGCGCGCGCCGACCGCCGCGTTGGTCGCGGTAAACCAGGCGTTCGGCAGCCTGCCGGAGCGGACCCTCGACGAGGTAGCCGCAGAGCCGCAGCAGCTGGATCTTGCCGCCTGGGATCGCGCGCTGGCGGAAGCGGAAGCGGCAATCGCAGCACGCGACGCCTACTATGCAGCGCACATCGCCCCTGCCCTCGAAGAGGGAGAGCGGACCTTCGGCCGGATCGACGACGAGGAGCCTGCCGAGGCGCAGGAGATGAAGTTCAGCGAGTGGGAAACCCATCTCAGTGCGAAGGCCGCGGACTGGAAAGCCTATGAGCAGCTCTGCAAGGACGCGACCCGCGCTGCTGAGGAACTGGCGACGCTGAGCCCTCCGAACCCGAACGGCCTGGTCCTGGCAGTCCGCATCCTGTGCGACACGACAGCGATTGACGCTGGGGACGCCGTGAGGGCCGCGATCAAGCGGCATGCAGATCAGGTGCTCGATCGCGCAACTGCGCCAGCTCCCTACATGGGAGGCCTGCTCGCGCACTGGCGCCGCCTCTACGACAACGTCGTCGAGGACCAGCGAGAAATGCGAGCCTACAGGGACGGCACGCTCGCCGCGGCTCACCAGCGCTTCGAGACCGCGACGGAAGACGACCGCGAGGCAGCAGACGCCGCGCTCCTCGCCGCCGAGAAGGAGTTCCACCTGTGCGTCGGCTCCTACGACGACAGCCGCATACGGCTCTATCTGACGCCCGCCCCTTCCCCAGCCGAGATGGCCGTGAAGCTGAAGCTGATCGAGGAAGAGCGGGACTGGGATCTCGCCCGCATCGGGGAGGTCATGAAGCACCTTGCCAACGACGCGCGGCGGTTCGGCAGGCTCGGGGCTTTCATCCAGGGCGACGCCGAGCTCCTTTCTGCGTTCTCGGAGCTTCGGAGCGACGAGGAGCACTGGTTCGCGTTCGGTCCTGATCTGGAGGGGCACCCGTGGAACACCGCGGCGGATGTGCGCCGCGCGGCGGCAGAAGACCTCATCTTCACCGCGCGCGCGACGACAATCGAGGGCGTGCTGGTAAAGCTGCGGCAGGTGTTCCCCACCTTTGCGGAAGAGGCGTGGTCTGATCATGCCATGGTCGATCCCCGCCACCCCGACTTCGTGGCGGGGCTTCGAGAAGCGGACGGCAGGATCCGCCAGCTGTGGAGCGCGATCGATGATCTCGCAAAGCTCGGAGGTGTCGACCTCGCCTCTATGGGGGCTAGCAAGAGTCCGAAGGTCTCGCCGCTGGTGCCGGCAGCATGAGCGAGATCGACCACGCCTATCAGGCACGCTTCACCGAGGCACTCATGCAGGCAATCATGACGGTGTCGATCGTCGAGGAGCCTGGCCAGCCGCGCGCGGCCTTCGTGCGCAGCGGCGAGGTCATCGACGCCATGCTGTCGATGATCGCTCTTCTCAGCTCGACCAGCGTCGAGACCAAGACACCGGCCAAGACGCGGGCGCTGTGCGACCAACTTGCCCGAAAGCTCCAGCGTCTGATCGCCGCTGCTCAACGGTCTCCGGCCCCCTTCGAGACCATCAACTCGGAGCTCCAATCATGACCGGCGTTTATCATCACAGCTGCTTCATCCCGATGCACCAGATCGCCAGCGCGTCGGCGGATGTGAACAAGCACGGCGTGGAGATGCTCAAGCTGCGGCTGCGAGATGGCACCACGAGCACGGGGCTGACGACGTGGGAGCGGTTTGGGGAGACGCCTGTCCATCTTATTCCTGCGGAGCCCGGGACCAGCTTCCTGCACGTATTCACAGGTGGAGACGAGGCAGGTGAGTGGTCTGTTGAAGCTGTGTCGTTGATCGGATGGGCTCTCTGCGTCGACGGAGAAGTCCGTCCTGTGACTGCGTCTGGCGTCAATGACAGCATCAGCGAGCCGGAAGACATCGGCAACTTTGTCGAGATGCCTAATGGCAAGGTGGTTTCGTGCTCGTCCTGGGCAAGCCATGGCTGGTTCGACAACACCGAGAAACTGCTGTCCTTTGCGCTGGATGTCCGCGGCAAGCGCCCGGCAGCGGCACCCGAGGAGCCGGCGGCATGATCCGGCTCGCGGTAGAGAACTCGTCAACCGACGTCGCGTGGCGAGCCTTCGACGAAGCAGCCCTCGCGCTTCACCGGCGCTACGCTGCGGACGCCCGCCGCCGGAGCGCGATCTCTCCACCTGAGCGCACCGCGCGCATGAGGGCTGCGCAGGATGTGGCACGGCTCTGGGACGAGTGGCGCGTCCTGTTCCTGGCGGTCGACAACTCGGGAGGCGCCGCGTGATCGAGAGCAGGCGCAATCAAACCGGCGTGCAGCTCGGAATGGACAAGCTGCTCCGCAGCGTTCGCCGTCACGTGCCCTGGCTGGAGCCGTGGTACGATTGGGGCATCAGCAACGTCTTCCGCCTCGACACACAGGAGGAGGACTTCTCGGACGAAAGCGAAGGCCCTGCCCGGTTTTTCGAGCTGCAATGGCTCGGCATTAGCTTGGCGGTTCAGGTCGGCCGCACGCCCCGCAAGATCACGGCTGAGGAAGTCGCAGCCAACAAGGCGCGGAACGCGGCCAACGAGACCGATCGCGTGGCAGAAGGGGGACGGCGCTGGGTCGGCGAGGTCGTCTCCATCCGGGATCCGCACGGGAGGGGCCAGTGACCCTGCCCTTCCACGAGCTGACCGACCAGCTCGAGCGCGCAGCCCGGAACGGGACCAGGGCGCACCTGGCACCCGATGTCGTGCGCGCGCTGGTCGAGTCCCCCGCCTATTCCATTCTCACCGACGAACGCAGGAAGGAGCTCGTCTCCACATGGCGCGACAGAAGGCCCAAAGCGCCGAGCGCGTCCAACTCGGCTCCTACTGGCTCGAATACCGAGCCGAGCGAGACGACTGGAGCATCTGCTGGTACGATCCCGCAGCTCGTACACGGCGCCGCCGCACGACAGGCATTGGAGGAGGCGGCAGCGCTCAGCCGCCCGAGGCAGCGCGGGAAGCGCTAGCGCGCCACTACCTTGAGGCGAGCAAGCCGGCCGCGCCCCAGCCGAAGGCGCAGGCAATGGTGCCGGAGCTGCTGACCGGTTGGATGCGGGATCATGTCGCCACGAAAGCCGACAGCGCGCGCTACGCCATATCTGTTCAGCACCTGCTCCGCTTCTTCGATCGCGAGCAGCGCCTCGGCCGCATCACTGGCGGCGTAACGGTGGCCGACATCAACAAGACATTCGTCGACCGCTTCATCACGTTCCGAAAGGGCGAAGCCGTTGGCGGCCACACGATCAGCCGGGATCTGGCCGCGCTCCGCGGCGCGCTGAACTGGGCGTGGCGTGAGGAGCTCATTGAGGCGGCCCCGTTCGTGAAGGACGTTGAGGCGAAGGATAAGGCGAAGCCGCGCGACCTCACCTACTCGATGGAGCAGGTCGCGGCACTGCTGGAAGCGGCGTGGAGCCGTCCGGAGCGACACCACGTGTTCCTCTATTCGCTGATCGCGCTCAGCACCTGCGGCCGCAGCGAAGCGATCCTCGACCTGCACGACCACCAGATCGATCGCGGCCTGATTTTCTTCCTGGATGCGGATCGCGACCAGACGTCCAAGCGCCGGTCCATCGTGCCGATCGCGCCGACCTTAGCGCCGTGGCTGGAAGGTGTCAGCGGCAAGGTCATCAAGTACCGGGCAGAGCGGGCGCCGGCGAAGTGGGCCGATCCGGACGTGCCGGAGTTCTTCGAGCGTGACTGCTACGACCTGGGCAACGCTTTCGATGCCTGCCTGGTGGAAGCGGGGATCAGCCGGCCGGTGCTGGACGCGCGGGGCAAGCCGGCCAGCCTGCCGCCACGTCGGAAGCTGGGTGAGACGGAGCCGCGGCCCAAGCTGCGCGGGCGCGGAACGCCCAACACGCTGCGCCATACCATCATCACGGAGATGCACGCGCGCGGCGTGCCGGAGGCGCAGATCGAGGCGGCAGCGGGGCACATCGGCGAGGGCACGAATAAAAGAAATTATCGGCACCTGCGGCCGGATTATCTAGCCGAGCTGATCGATGCGATCGAGGACTACTGGTCAGAGATGAAGCGGTACACGACCGTGCACTTGCGGTCCCAGTGCGGTCCCAAAAGGGTCAGCGTGTCAGCCGGTCGGGGAGGTCAGCATGGCGCGGATGGCTGAAATGCTGAAGTGTGGGGTGGTGGAGCTGAGGGGAATCGAACCCCTGACCTCTGCAGTGCGATTGCAGCGCTCTCCCATCTGAGCTACAGCCCCGCCCCGTTCCCGGCAAAGCCGGGGTCGCTCCCTTAGCTTGGGTTTTCGGGCGATGCAACTGCCCCCCGGCCGTGCGAGTGAGCGCTGCGCCGAACGGCCGCGTTGACGCGGCGGGCGCCTGGAACCTTCGAAAAGTCTAACCTGTTATAAATTCCGGAAGCTGCGCCTCGGAGACGCGGCACCGCAGGAAGACGTTTCAGGAGACGATCCATGGCGTACGAACGCTATCCCCGCGGCGGCAATTCCGCGGGTGACTATGGCCAAGATTATGGCTCGGGCCGTGACTACACCTACTCCAGCGCGCGCGACTATGCCGCTGCCAGCGAGGGCGAGAACCGTGGCCGCGGACGCGGCGGCTATGGCCGCGAGGGTTATGGCAGCCGCGACTACGGCAACCGCCACTATGCCGCCCGCGGCTTCGGCAGCGAGAGCACCGAAAACTACGGCGGCGAGCGCGATCGCGACCGCGGGTCGAGCCAGGGCTATCGCGGCAGCTATGGCAGCGACGGCCACCGCTTCACCGACGTCGAGCGCGACGAGCAGGGCAGCTGGGAGCGCGACAACCGCTATTCGGGCGAGCGCAGCTCCGGCCGCTATCTCAGCGATCGCGACACCCAGGGCGACCACCGCCAGCGCGGTTATGGCGCTGCCTCGGGCTATGGCGAACGCGGCTATGGCGAACGCGGGTACGGCGCGCACAGCCACGCCGACCGCGGCGGCTATGAACGCGGTTTCAGCGAGCGCCAGCGCGACGATCGCGGCTATGGCACGCAGCAGCGATACGGCGACCGCGACGACCGGCGCTTCGGCGGCGCGCCGCAGGGCTATGATCATGACGAGCGTGGCTTCCTGGAGCGCGCCGGTGACGAGGTTCGGTCGTGGTTCGGCGACGAGGAAGCGGAGCGCCGCCGCGAGCTGGACCAGCGTTATGACGAGCAGCATGAGCGCCGCGAGGATCGCTACGGCCACGACCCGCACTATGGCAGCTGGCGCAATGCGCAGCTCGCCGAGTTCGACCGCGACTATGACGAATATCGCCGCGAGAACGCGAGCAAGTTCCACAACGAGTTCAGCAGCTGGCGCACGGAGCGCCAGGGCCAGCGCAGCTCGCTCAGCCGCGTGCAGGAGCACATGGAAGTGGTCGGCTCCGACGGGCAGCATGTCGGCACGGTCGACAAGGTGCGCGGCGACCGCATCCTGCTGACCAAGAACGACGTCGACGCCCATGGGCGCCATCACTCGATCCCGTCGCGGTGGATCGACCGGGTCGACGACAAGGTGACGATCCGCAAGACCGCCGACGAAGCGAAGAGCCACTGGCGCGACGAGGAGCGCAACGAGGCGTCGTACGGCGACGATCAGCGCAGCTCGGCTCCGAGCGGCGCCAGTGCCAGCGGTACGGGTTCATCCGGTGGCGGCACCCTTGGGGTGATCGGATCGACTGCTAATACCGGCGGGACCTCGATGACGGGTACTCCTGCCAGCGCCCCCACTCAGGGCAACTCAGACATCCGCTGAGCCCCTCGAGCAGCCGTCGGGCGTCCCCTGCCCGGCGGCATCCTACGGAATGGCCCGGACCATCGGTCCGGGCCCTTTTTTGTGCGGGCTCCTCAGGCCCCGATCACCATTCCACCCCGATCTTGCCGAAATGGCTGCCGCTTTCCTCGAAGCGAAAGGCGTCCGCGAGCTGGTCGAGGGCGAAGCGGCGGTCGATCACCGGACGAATGCCGGTCACCTCCAGCGCGGTGACGAATGCCTGCTGGTCGGCTCGGCTGCCGACGATCAGCCCCTGCAACCGGGCTTGCCTGGCCATCAGCGCCGCCGTCGGCACCTCGCCCCCAACCCCGGTCAGCACGCCGATCAGCGAGATATGGCCACCGACCCGCACCGCCTCGATCGACCGGGCGAGCGTCCCCGGCCCGCCGACCTCAACGACGTGATCGACGCCGATACCTCCGGTCCAGTCGCGGATCGCGCGGCCCCAGTTCGCCTGGGAGCGATAGTTGAGCGTGAAGTCTGCGCCCAAGGCGCGTGCGCGTTCGAGCTTCTCGTCCGATGACGAGGTGATCGCCACCCGCGCGCCCATCGCCTTGGCGATCTGCAACGCCCAGATCGACACGCCGCCGGTGCCGAGCAGCAGGACCGTGTCGCCAGCCTTCAGGTGCCCGTCGGAGATCAGCGCGCGCCACGCTGTAAGGCCGGCAGTGGTGATCGCCGCCGCCTCGACCGCGTCATAACCCCTGGGCGCGCGGGTGAAGGCGGTAGCGGGCCGCACCACATACTCCTGCGCAAAGCCGTCGATGCCGTCGCCCGGCGTTCCGCTGAAGTCCCCGATGCGCGCTGGCCCGGCCAGCCAGTCCGGGAAGAAGCAGGAAACGACCAAATCGCCCGGCGCGAACTCGCTCACGCCCTCGCCCACCGCCTCGACCGTGCCGGCCCCATCCGCCATCGGCACGCGGGCGTCGGCCGTCAGCATGCTGCCGCTCACCACGCCATAATCATGGTAGTTGAGCGAGCTGCCGTGCACTGCCACCCGGATTTCTCCGGGACCGGGATTGCCGGGATCCGCCCGTTCCTCGGCCCGCAACCGATCGAGCCCCCCGGGGGCTCCAACAACCATCGCCTTCATGCTCTGCTCCTCGTGGGTCAGGAATGCAGAGACAACGCCGCCGCGGGCCCAGGTCTCCGTCCCGTCAGTGCAGCTTTGCGATCGACAGCCCATCTTCCTTGGCGCGCTGCTTGATCGATTCCTCGCTGCGGGTCAGCGCCTTGGCGATCGACTTCAGCGGCATGCCCTTCTTGGCGAGGGTATGCAGCTTCTGGATTTCGTCGGGGCGCCAGGGCTGGCGATGGCGCTCGAAACGTTCGGCCATGTCGGTTCTCCTTGGGGCTCAGCTAGCCTGTCCGCGCGAGCCGCACCAGCAGCGCGTCGAGTGCCTGAAGGAAGCGCGACCGGTCCGCCTTGGAGAAGGGCGGCGGCCCTCC